CTATCAAGTCTCCATGTCTCATAAGAAAGCATTTGATGCTAGTGAAGCTAAAGAGCTTCTTGGTGTTGCTAAGGACAAGATGTCTCAGTATGAAGAGATGGCTAAATTCATGAACGTCAAGCGTTGGAATGATCAGACCCTCAAAGCATACTTTGCAACTGTGTTCCCTAACACGAACCCTAACGCGAAGATGAAAACCTTCCCGATTGCAGAGTTCGATAAGTATGCTTCTAAGAATGCTAAAAGAGCATTAGAAGTTATGCCTCTTCAGCCAGGTGCTGAGTTAGGAGCTGGATCTTGGTGGCAGGCATACAATGCAGTTACTTACTTAACTGATCATGAGCTAGGTAGAAATGCAGACTCACGTCTTGCTTCAGCTTGGTATGGTCTTAACAAAGTTAAGAAAGTCAAGGCTTTGGAAACAGCTATTGAGTACGCAGAAGCGGCTTAAATAGTTCTTAAAATGAATAAAGGGTCCTACAAGGCCCTTTTTTCGTTGACTTATTAATATTATTGAGGTATAATCGGTACATGACCGCATCTAAGAAAAAACCATTCTTCGATAAGAAAGTAATCCTTTCCAAGGAACAGCGTCATCAACTCCTCGATACTTACTACAATTTGGAAGGCCACTATGCGCACCAAGACTACAATCTATTCGATGTTACAAAGAAGTTCTTTGAAAAGGACTCTATCCAAAGTCATAGCGGGATTAAAGCGTTGGAAGACTTCGCTACTAGCCATCCTGGTGTTGGCACAAGTTATGCTCATTACTTTCTTCATTATGGATCTAGTGCCTTTACTAAGGCTCATAGCGACGATGACGATTCAATAGGTCTCACAATTGTTACGCTATTAGAGACAACAGACAATCTAGTTGGTGGTGATACGTTAGTACATCTACCTTATACAAAAGAAGAAGAAAACGGATATGTTAAGAGACAATCTAACAATCCTACTAAAGCTCCTATCGGCGAACGAATCATTCCTAGAATTATTCCAATGGTAGAAGGCGAAAGCGTAATATATGACAGAGCATTAATGCATTCTGTTACACAGGTCGAGTCTGGTCACAGAGTTGTATTGGTTAGTTGGTTCAAGACTGATGTTTGAAGAAGGTGTTAAAAATGGTTTTGAGTTCATACCGAACTTCATGTCAATAGATCATACAGCATTAGATGTTTGTGAACAATACCAGTATGCAAAGGATTATAAATATCTGTCAAAGGATGATAGTGCCAACTATAATAATAGATGGCTACAGTTTAAAGGAGATCACATAGGCAAGACAGCTGATGTGGTTAACAAAGTTAAGCAAAGGATTAAAGCTACAGAAGCTCATATCTATGCTAGCTGGATAAAGAACGGGCATCAATATGGTAGACATAATGATGCAATGTCAGTACTCATTGTGCAGATATGGAATGAGATTTCATACTGTGTAGAGAGCGAGATAGGCGAGAAGAAGCATACAGCATATGTTTTGAAGCCTGGTGATGCAATCTATATACATAGAGGAACATGGCACACACCAGTCATTACTGGTGAAAGAATGACACTATCTTTTGGATGGGGTCGTTGACTTATTGAATAGAATGAAGTATAATAGCTTCATTAGATCGGTGGTTGAGGATTATATTCTGGTACCTCCCACCAGCGGCAAGACATTCGTGAGCGGGGGAATGTCGGATAAACAGCGAGGGTCATAACGAGGGGCTGGTTTATCACCTTAATTTTTAAACGTGAGTAATTATGAAACCATTGAGAGACAATCTGTTAGTAGCAGAAATCAAAGAAGAGAAAGAGAACAAATCAGAAGGTGGTATTATATTAACTGCCGAAATCAAAGATCAATCTGCAACCAAGGCTGGGCTAGTAATAGCTGTCGGACCTGATGTTGTAAATGTCAAGCAAGGTGATCAAGTGTACCTAAGATGGTCTGAAGGAATCAAGGTAATAGTAGACAAGCTAGAAGCAGCATTAGTACCTGAGGACGCAGTAAAGGCTATTCGTTAATGGCCACACTCAACCCTAAAACTAAATTTAGACTAGATGATCCCTTCAAGGATTACTATGCCGTTCCTGCTCCTGATGGTCCTTTGATTATTGACTGGAAAGGTAAGATTGGTTATGGTGATGTTATCTCTCCTATATGTTATGCTATGAACATGGCAGAGAAGAATCAGATTGACGTAGTACTCAACTTCCATTGGAAGTCTAAAGGTCCAACCAGGTATAAGCCAGAAGACAAAGAAACAATTCAGGACTTTGCAAACTATATTGCAGACAATACTATCCCCGTTGAAATGTTTGACTTTCAGATGAACCATGTATATGATTCTCAGTTAGGATTCAACCATGACAATTATGACACGGGCGACAACAGTGAGTACATGGGACTTCACAACTTGAGGTTCTCGCGCTTTGGACTGAGTGATCATAACGACATTAGTCCTCGGGCTGATTATAGAAAGAACTGTACAGTAGTACCAACTATCAAACACAAAGAGACATTACAAGAGTATGGCAAAGAGTGGAAAGATCCATTAGGTTATTCACCATCAGGAAATAAAATAGCTAACGCATGGCCCAAGGCCATACAGATGATTCGTAAAAGAGGTTGGCAAGTGCTAACAGTTCACTACGAGGATCCAATTGACCAATGCGTTAAAAGAATGTTACAGAGCAAGGTAGTGATAGGCTACCATGGCGCACATATGTGGTTAGCAAGATGGTTAGGAATGCCAATGATCATCTTCTCAAAAGGAGGAAAGCAAAGAAGGAATATAACTCCTAATGCTTTTCCATGGTGTATAATGTACGAGTATTGGTCCGACTTCCATATTGATAGTATAGAAGAACAGATCTTTATGTCGATAAAGAAAAGAGATGAACAAATAGATGACTTCAAGTATTACCAAAACAATCCAAATTTATATAGGCTACGATCCCAGAGAAGCTAAAGCATACGATGTATGTAGAAGCTCGATTGTAAGACGATCAAAACTTCCTGTGCATAAATTGTACAGTCCAGATATCCCTGGATACTATAGAGAGAAGGAACCAATGCAATCAACGGACTTTACCAATACTCGTTGGGCTGTGCCTGCTCTTATGGACTATGAAGGTATCGGCATTTTTGTAGATTGTGATTTTGTATTCTTAGAAGATCCAGCTCAGCTAATACAACGACACTTTGATCCATCTAAAGCAGTAATGGTATGTAAACATCCTTTGTATACACCTAATAGTGTAATTAAAATGGACGGAGTTCCTCAACACACAATGCCTAGAAAGAACTGGGCATCACTAATTATATTTAACAACGAACACCCATCAATCAAAGAAGGGTTATCGTGGAAAGAAGTCAATGAGCACATGCCAAGCAGAGACTTGCATCAGTTCAAGTTCTTACATGATGACGAGATAGGTTCAATACCATTGGATTGGAATTGCTTAGATGATTACTACGACTTAGAGAATCCAAAAGCAATACACTACACAGATGGTGGTCCATGGTTTGACAATTATGAAAGAACAATGTATAGTGACATCTGGAATACAGAACAAGCTATAATGAAGGCACAGAAATAATGGCAAGAAAGAAATCAAACATATTCAAAAGAGGACCTCACAAGCACGAGACTGATATACGTAACGACATTACAATGATCATCACTTGGTATGGACAGCAAGATTGTCTATTGAAGCAATGTCTTTTCTATACAGACATGGCCAAAGAATATGATATGATACCTAAAGTGATTATCATTAATGATGCTCATGAAGATGAGAGACAATACTTTCGTGAAACTATTAAAGCGTTCAAAGGCAACTTTGACTTGACTGGGATAGACATTAGAAAGGATGTTGGGTTCAATTCACATACCTGTAGAAACCTTGGAGTCAAGTTAGCCAAGACAGATTGGGTATGGCTATTAGATGTAGACTGCTTTGAGTCAGAAGACATATACAGGCATTCTAGGTTTGAGAAAAAGTTAAAAGATGGTGAGTTTTATGTACCAAGAGCACTAATGGATTATCCAGAAGATATGTCCGGCTATGAGCTACTTGATCCAAAAGGCCTTATCAAATACAAGACACATCCAAACAGTTGGATCATGAGCAAAGAATGTTTCTGGTCGACTGGAGGATACGATATTGAGTTCCAAGGCGTACGTCAAGGTGATGGAGAGTTTTTTATATCCATTGGCCGTGAAGGACATAAGCAATGGGACTACGGTCTGTTATCTGAGGAGAACCCACATCACATTATAGTGAGTTATCCTAAAAGAGATCCATGGTACATTAGACAGGATCCGTGGAAGCAGAACGAGGCAAGGAATCTTATAGACTTTGTCAGAACGAGAAATACTAACCCGTATAGGAAGTACAGAAAAAGAATATACGATATGGACTGGGAGTACGTATGAGCGAACAAGTAGAATTAAAATTGCTTAGCTCAGCTGAATTTGCAAAGATGATAACAGAAGAGGTGAGAAGTTCTAAGAATAGAATAACTCATTTAGATGCTATTGAAGATTTTTTAGAACGAAATGAAGAGGTGGAGCCAGAAACTATTGCATCACTAATACAAAGAAATCAAAAACTTAAAGCTGTTTTATATGAAGAAGCAGAAGTATTAAATCTAGTAAAAGGCACAACAGCAAAATTACCTATTGACTAATAGGACATTATAGGGTATAATAGACCCTATGATAAGTTACGCAGGCAGAATAAAAATAGTGGAACCGTTTGAAGTTTACCAAAAGTATCTCGCAATGAAGAGACACTTCACTAGTGATAGCTATGACTATCACAAGTACAATGGTAAGGTTAAGGCGAATCAACACTCATTTGATATTAGAAAGGACAAGTACTTCTTCTATAAGCTATCTAAACAGAAGCACGTAGAAGAGTTCTTACTCGCCAACTTTTTAGATGGCGATAATGATTTTTGGATAGGTCAACTAAGAGACGACAAGTGCACTGAGGTATATGAAAAATATCGTAAACGAAAGCAGTCGCTAACTTACACTTTCAAGGAAGACCTAACTAAAATGAAGGATGACTTTGATGAGAACATAATTGTTCCTGAGAATGAGCATCCATATTTACTTAGATTATACATGCGCAAAGATATTTGCATCGAAACGTTGACTTTAATAGACATGCTGGTGTATAATTATAAGTATTGGGACAAAGTGTTACACGATGATGTAATCTGGCCACAGGTCAAAACAAAGTCGTTAAATTACCGTCCCTTCATGTCAGTAGACATAAATAAGTATAAGGCAATCGTAACTGATCGCTTTAAATAATAAAACGCATATAACGTATACAACGCATATAGGAGAATATAATGACTGATACATTTGCAGCGCTTAAGCGCAACCGCACCGACGGCTTTGCTAACCTCACTAACGAGATTAACAAGCTAAACTCAAACGCCAAACAACAAAACGGTCCTGACGATCGATTCTGGAAACCAGATGTCGATAAAGCTGGGAACGGTTATGCTGTTATCAGATTCCTACCTGAGCCATCTAATGAAGATGTACCTTTTGTAAGGATTTGGGAT